TTATGTACAATTTGATAGTTCATAAATTCTTTGACTCTTTGCGCTTGTGCTTCGATTTCCGCATTGTATAGACCAACTACTGAAGTTTTTACTGGACCATTAGCTGGCAATAATTCCTTATAAGCTTGTGCTTGGAATTGGGTCACAGCTTCACCTAACAAAGGGTGTATGACACCAGAAGCACCTTCAAAAGGTTCTGATCTATCATCATCGAACTTCATACCTAAGTACTTTAAGCCGTCCATATAAGTTTTTTCCCAATCTTCTCTAGAAGATTTATCTTTTTCGATACTAGCTAACAGATCGCTTGCTATCATATTAAGAGTACTTTCATCCAAAACTTCTGCTAAGTTATCTGCACTTATATCAGGTCTAGGTGGTTCTCTCATGACCGCAGAGCCGTCCGGCATTATTTCAAAATCGTCTTCTGCTATTTCATCTGCAAGCTCAAAAACTTCTTGTGCTTCTAATTCTAGTTCTGAGGTAGGTTTGTCGGGATTGACTGCTTCTATAGATTTGTCGATAGCCATTAGTGTACACGCTCCACTTCTAATAAATCAATAAGCGGAAATAATTCGCCCACTAACTTTAAATTTAAATCTTGTGCCTGGGCGTTAGCTTCATTGAGATTATTAGCACATATTAAAGGCCCATCTTGAGTAACACCATCTTTGATATATTCCGTCAAATAAAATTGTAACATGCTAATAATATACTCTTTTTATTGGGGCTTTGTCTTCATCTTCATAATCTGATCCCAAAGAAATCAAACCACCTTCACGAAAGCGCATCAAAGCTTGAGTCATTGTATCACACAAATCATCATGTGCACCAAACGGGAAAGCGGCACACTCCTCAATCATCTCTTCAGCAAATCTTTTAGTGGGTGCCCAAACCAAACCAGACTCAAACATCGGCGCTACCGCATGCATACGGGAGTGTTTATCGTGTCCTCTAGTTGGTGAATAATTAACGACCGGTATCCCTAACCGTCTAAGTTCGTGTGTCAAGGGTGTGCCTGAAGCTTTTGCTTCGATTAAAACCATATCCGGATCCCAATATCGGTATTCTTCTTGCGCTATTTTTTTAAGATCAGGGAAATCCCAACGCCCTTTTTGACAATCCAAAAGTATAATAGAATCAGGGGCATCATCAGATGGCCTAAACACACCCCAAGTAGAAATGGCACTGAAGTCGGCGGACTGTTTTTTTGAAAAGGCCGTATCATAAGATTGTATTATATATTGCACACCAGGCAAAGTATCGTGTTGCCATTCGTTCCACCACTCTCTTTTTATGATTGAACCCTCTTCAGCAGTTGGAGTCTGCATCCACTGGGCGTTCCATTTAATACTAGGTAATGAAGCCTTAACGCCTAGTAGTTCTTCTTTTGACCAAAACTCTGGCCACAAAGGATTTTCACTTTCTGGAAAAATAGCAGGAAACTCAACAATATCCCACTGATCCGCTAAAGGTTCTTTTTGAGCGTCTAACAACTTTTGGGTCAAATCAATATTGTTCCATCTAGTCATAACCAAAACGATTGCCCCTTTCGGTTGCAAACGTTGTCTCGGTCCAGAAGTGTACCATTCCCAACAAGACTCCATAGCTGAGGCTGATAAAGCATCTTGTTCAGAATGGGGATCATCTATAATCAAAAGATCCGCACCTCGTCCCGTAATAGCACCACCGACACCAGCAGCGAAATACTCGCCCCCTTTGTTGGTCTCCCAACGGCCAGCAGACTTTGAATCAGCGGATAGAGTCACATCAGGAAAAACATTTTTGTATTCGTTGGAATCCATCATGTTACGAACTTTACGACCGAAACGCACAGCAAGCTCACCAGTATGAGTGGTTTGCATAATTTTTTTATTAGGGAACCTACCCATAATCCAAGCGGGAAAGTAAGTGGACGCAAACTCAGACTTAGTATGTCGAGGTGGCATGTTAACAATCAAACGATTGATTTTGCCGTTAGCAATATCTTCTAGTTTTTGGGCAAATATTTTATGATGGCGACCACAAATAAATTCAGGCCAGATATGATCAATAAACTCCATAAAGCTGTTTTGACAACTTTCTTGTTTGTTTAGTAAATTTAGTCGCTCTTTAAGCAGCAGCGCCTCTTTAAGCTCGGCATCTGATAAGCTGTCGTATTGCATTATTTAAGTAATTCTGAGATTTCTTTATCTATATCCATAATTTGACCTTCTATAGTTTGTCGTTGTGCTATCAAACTATTCCTTTTTCTATCTGCAACTTTACCGGTAGCGTCAGACAATCTATTGATTTCATCACTTAATTTTTGTGTTTCGGAAAATTTTTCAGTCTGTAAGTCTTTTAGTTTTTGATGTTTTTTAAAACCTTCAGGCCCTAATTTTTCTTTTAAGGCTTTTTTGCGACCGAAAACTTTATCTAAAAGTTCTTGACCTTTATCGATTTTTTTGACTTTAACTAGGGGAGCAAAGGGTCCTAAACCTAAAGCTAAATAATCTAATGGATCACTGGGATCGAAAATTAAATCGGTTACATCCCGAAGGGAGACATCATTGGTGGATTCAGACTTTTTTTTTCCATTTCTGGCATAGGCATGCCACCCATCATATTAGACATTTCTCGACCTTCTTCGCCTAATAAACTTCTCATGTTTTCTTGTTGCATAAGGCTCATAAATGCAGATGGGTTTGCCATTACTGCTTCAGGGGTAGGTAAAATTTTTTGAATATTTAGAGGCTGTTTGTTAAAAAACTGCGTGTAATTCATTAAAGCATTCTGATAGTTCATCATATCAGCGTCACTACCGCTTGGCATATCTATTCCTGGTATAGGATTAGCTACAACTTCCATACCATTTTTAAAACCCATAGCTTTAACAGCTTTTCGACCACCAGGCCCAGAAGCAGCTAGGGCGGCTAAGCCCTTGTTAGGGTATTCTTTGTTCATTTCTTCTGCATCCATATCACCACCATCTTTCATACCTACCACTGTTTTTGGCATTTGTCCTGAAGACATAAAGTTAGGCATACCCATATTAATACCCATCATAGGCTTAGTCGGTAGAGGTGCTAAATCGGCTGGCAGTAAAGCAGCGTTACCCCTAGTCATAGCAGGAGCAACACCTATTTGGGGTGGTTGCTTAGGTAAAACTGCATCTCTAGGCATGATGTCTAAACTTGGCATATTTGATGGCATTTCACCCGGTAAAGGCTCATCTGTTGTTCGGTCGTCGCCCATACCCGGCATCAAACCCGGTATTAAAGGCGTAGGGGACTGTCTTAACTTATCTTTTATTAGGAAATTAAAATTATTGAGATCTAATGGATTCGACAGGAATCCCCTACTAAGATTTAAACCACGACGGGGATTAAATAACCCACCACCTAAAAATGGTACAAAATTCGGTCGCATGCCTGCATTCAGATTGGATATAGGTCTAACGTTGCTAGATTTTCTCAACACCCTGCCTAACAAACCACCTAAGCCTGATCTCGGTCTCGACATAGGTTGTGATAAACCTGATGATAATGGTTTGACTTTTTTAAACAATCTAGATAAAAAACTCATTATATTTCAATACCAATATTGTTTTCTTCTGCTAATCCTAACACTTGCTCGGCGTATTCTAGTTGTTCTACCGTTAATCCTATCTCTGCTAACATCTGTACAATTTGTTCTTCCGTAGCACCTTGAGCAATCATTTCCTCTAGAGCTCTTCTGATTTGAATCATACTCTCACGAGCTTCGGCAATTTCTTCGGGCGATAGGTTAGCTAAAACATCTTGCAAATCAGCTTCACCAGATGCTGCCGCTGCTGGATCCGCCATATTATTTAAAACATCTAACTCGTTTTGCATAATACTAGCGAGATTAACCGATTTTGCTTGGTTTGTAAACAAAATATATATACCCCCCGGTATGGGTACCCTAAATGTTAAAAAAATTGGTTTTTGTATGAGAGAGATATTGTGTATGTATACTGTGTAAAAATGACCCCCCCCAAAGTGTGTGTATGGAGATCCAGACCCCCGATTGCTGACATTTTTTGGGGTCTGTAAAGAGTCCCGTAACCGACATATAAGCCATCAGTTTCATTTTGTCGGACAGCACCATAAAAAAAATAAACTAGGGCTTTAGAACGCAAATAAAGTTTATTGTCGAAGATGTAAATTTTAGATCCAGAATTGTGTTTTTTGTCATTTTGGTTCAAATCTTAAAAAATAGATCCAGACCTTGAGGATCCACAATACAAGATGTTGTGTGTGTATATGTATGTGTATGTGATGGATCAGGTCTAAGCGGATCCAATTTCAACCCGCCCGACCCGACCAAGGGATGAGAACGCCCGTCAATCGTCTGGACGCTCTCCTAAAGAAACCAGGAACGCTATGCCTATGATTATGAGAATATCAATCATCAGTATGAATACCACTCTGCATCTTCGAGATGACTTGATGTCACCCATACCTCAGCGTCAGTTATTGCTTCATTATGGAAATTAAGCCAACCAGACAAACCAGATGAATTAGCGCTCATAAGATCAAAGTTATAGCCGTTACGCCCCAGTTTACGTTTCACTATTTCTTCCGCTTCTTCCCAGCTTTCTGCTTCAACCTTTAAGTCAAACGTAACTGGTATTCTTATTTCATAATTTTTCATACTTTCTCCTTTTCAACTAATTCATAACCCAGATGATCGCAGAGATCGTCCAGGTAATCGTTATCAACTTTTTCCAACGCTGCCAAAGCATTTCGCCTTGGATCACTTTCTGAAGCCCAATAACAATCCATATAATCCGGAACGCTAGAATAGTTATAATCGTAGTAGACGTAATCATACAATTCCTCTACAACCGCCTTAGCTGTATCGTAACAGGCGAATACACCCCAACGACCTCTTTCAAATTCATCCGCATTAAAGCAACACATACCAGTAGTATCTTCGCTATCTAATAAATACAAAGCTTCCATCAACACCTGAGCTATCGCTTTGTGCTCGTAACTTCCTCTTACTATTTTCATACTTGCTCCTTTTTAAATATACTTGGTGGATTGGTTCTATAACTCTTGAGATTCTCCAAATGGTTAGGACCAATATCTTCATCCTCTTCCATATATTGAATCAGGCTTATACAAGGCGAACCATAAACATCAGAGTAAAGCTGCGCCAATTTAAAGACCTCAGGCATATGCTTAGCCACATATTTCATTCTCCAAAGGTCTAATTTGTTAAGGCTAGACCATAATAAATTTATGGCCTCAGCGATACCCTCTGCCGGTTTGGAATAGACTACATCATCTGTAGCATCTACTAAGTACTTTGCAACTAAAGAGTGGGTAGTCCTTGGCTCAATAGCGTAATAGTCGCCCATACCTTCACGAGTGGGCTTATAAGTTATATTTAAATTATCCATATCAATAATCTCCTTAACTATTAGAATACAGTAAGTAGTCTAAATTGCAACCATTTTTTTATTGTTTCCGATCCTGAAACTCCGCACAATCAAAGGCTCTTATTGTGTGTGTGTATTAAAAATATGTTACAATTTCTTGTGTTTGTCCTTGGTTTTTTTGGGCGTTCCCGACTTCGTACTGGCTTTTTTTTAAAGCGTTCCCGATTTTTTTTTGCGTTTGCTCTTTGAGTGCTGAGAGTAATGCTATTAACTACCGCAAAATATAGGGGGTTAATTTTGTTCTATCTATTGAAATAGTTTACTAATTGTAGTTCAATACTAACTAAGGAGATTAATATGTTAAAAGAAGACTATTTTAAATATGACGAAATCAAAAGTTATTTCAATGACTTTTTAGCTGAAAACTCAGTAGCACTTAATGATTCTGATTTCAGAGATGATTTACATCATCATGCATTTAATACCGAACCTTTCATAATAGGCACACAACAAGCCAAAGACTTTTTCTTTGCTGATAAATTCAGCGATTGGGTCTTTGATGTCATCAATATTGTTAAAGATTATGAACAGTTAAATTTTGGTGAAGTCACAACGGATTTAAGTTGCCCTGAAAGCGTAGTTAATATGTATGCCTATATTGTAGGAGAAGAAATAGTTGCTGAATGGTTAGAAGCTAACCCATTAAAAGAAGAGGTTGAGGAGTAGCAATACTCCTCTTTTTATTATGGAAAGATACAGCGAAGAAAAAATTAATCAGTTAAACCAAGATATAGAAAACATTTCTTTACAAG